GGAGTGATGCGCTGGCTGAAGTTGCCGCGACCGTTAGATCTGATACTGTGGATTGGTTAACAAACAATCTACCTTATATTGGAAAGCTCGAAGAGATGGATGCTATGGTTGATAGAAATGTTGCGCGATTAGGAAGGATAGTTAGCGAAAAAACACAATAATTATATCATGGTGAGTTTGCTGTTTTGAATAATGTCATCAAGGAACAGGTGCGCGATGCTTAAAATTGACCAGGCACTTATCAGCGCATTTATTGACGGCGACTTTGGCTTGCCGGTGGCGCATGAGAACCTACCTTACAACGCAACGGACGGCGCGGCCTATGCGGAACTGCTGGTACTGCAAAACGACGTAACGCCGCTGAACCTGAACGACAGCAACGAGACTGACGGAGTTTTTCGCGTGATTCTCCGATACCCGGCAAACAGCGGTGCAATAGCAGTAAAGCAAAAGGCAGATGAGATATTCGGGGTGTTTAAGGTTGGAGCCCGCCTTCGTTTTGATGGCGTGACTGTGACAATAACAAACAACAAACGGCAGCCAGGAATTGCAGAGGATGGATGGTACAAAATCGTTTTAACCATGGCATACAAGGCCATACTTAACCGCAACTAACAAACAGACAGGAGAAAGATTATGAGTGACATTACGATCAGCGTAGGAACAGTGATGAGCGTGGCAGTTGGCGCGCCGGCAGCTTACACCACTGCGGGGTACGAGGCACTGAGCTGGACAGAAGTTGGCGAGGTGGCCAACGTTCCGGCATTCGGCGGTAGCGCAACCGTAACCGAGTTTATCCCCATCGCAACGGGTGTTGTGAACAAGAAAAAAGGCTCCATCAACTACGGCGACATTACCGTGCCGATGGCGCAGCGCCTTGACGATTCCGGTCAAGCCGTTCTTAAGTCTGGCTTTGACGGTGCAAACCGTCGGCAGACTCACAGCTTCAAGCTGGCTAATCCTGAGATCGGCGTGGTGTATTTCACGGCTGAAATCAGCGGTTACACCTACAACTATGGCGACGCCAACGCGATCACGCAAAACGAAGTGAGCCTGGCTATCAAGACCCAACCGATTGTTGACGCTGACGTGTTCAGCGTGACCTATGCAGCCGGCGCTAACGGCGCGGTTTATGGCGATCTTGAACAGACCGTACTTTCCGGCGGATCGACCACTGCCGTATTCGCCGCGCCGCTTAACGATGCAACGCACGTATTTAGCGCATGGTCTGATGCCAGCACCGACAATCCTCGGACGGATACTAACGTGACAGCTGACATCAACGTAACCGCGAACTTCACAGTAATCTAATCAGCGGGCAACCTCCTTCCGCTGAAGCCTCCCCGCTGGGAGCCGTCACCTGCGGGGAGGCACCTTAAAACTTGACGGCGCACACAGGAGACTTTGACGGCATGAAGATCAGCAGATTCAACACAAGAGACGCCAGCAACGTTCCACAAAAACTATCCTTGGTTGACCCTTTTACGGGGGAGACTATCATTGACGAAAAAGAGCGCACCCTTGATTTTTACATTTATGGGATTCAGTCTGACGTTGCGCGCAACGCGATGAAGGCCCGCGACCGGAAGTACGGAAAAGGTAAAAACCTCACAGACGATCAATCCACGCAGTCAGGGGCTGAATTTCTGGCCGCCTTGACGCAGGGGTGGTCAGATAACATTGAAGATGATGACGGCCCGATTCCATACAGCAAAGAAACAGCGATTGAGCTTTACAAAAACGAGGACTGGATAGCGCGGCAGGTCTCAGATTTCAGCATGAATTTGACGAACTACGACCCAAAGCGTTTGAGCGAGTCCGTCTTTGGGTCAGACAACTCGCCTGGCTCCACGCGACCCCGGAAAAGCAAAAGCGGACAAGAGGAGAAATCCTGAAGGGAACGGCCATGGCCGAACTGATAGACCTTGAATGGGGCGAGCATCTCATCGAGTCACTATCCGAAATAGGCTTTGCCTCTTCCGGTATGGCCGGGGCGGTGCCGATCAGTTACCAGGAAATAGCCGCATGGCAGCAACTGACAAACACCACAATGCCGGGCTATGAGGCGTTACAGATCAAGCAGTTAAGCAAAGACTATTGCGGCGAGTACCATGCAGCAAACAAGCCGCACCGACCAAAGCCAGTCGAGACAGAAGACGAAACACGCAACCACGTTAGCCAGAGTTTCGGCGCGATGGTCAAACATCTAAAAAAGGAACAGAAGCGATGAATATCACCCGCGTTGCACTGGCAGTTGACAGTACGCAAGCCAGAACAGCCACTCGCGAACTGAAAAACATGGGCGACGCGGGTGTTCGCGCTGAATCGACCGTCGGGAAGCTGGGGAAACGGCTTATCGCCCTTGGCGCGGCAACCCTTACTATCCGCGGCGTGGTGAATCAGTTTCAAGCGGTGATCAGAGAAGGCGAAACCCTCCAACGCAATATGCTCAGAACCGAACAGCTCGTCAGGTCAACCGGACAAGCTGCAGGATTCACCGCTCGACAGCTCCACGAACAGGCGCGAGAGCTTGCAGCCGCCACACTGCAAAGCACAGAAGGCGTGATGGCTGCGCAACAGATCATGTTGACCTTCAGAACTGTTACCGGCGAAACCTTCACCCGCGCAACAGAACTTGCCGCTGACCTTGCTACTGTTACCGGCACCAACCTGAACAGCGCCATGACCCAACTGGGCAAAGTGCTTGAAGATCCCATCCGCAACCTCGGCCAGCTTAATCGGTCGGGCGTATCTTTTACCAAAACGCAAACCGACATGATCAAAGAGCTTGTCGAGACAAACCGACAGGCCGAAGCGCAAAGCATGATTCTTGACGTTCTGGCCGGTCAGTATGGCGGTGTTGCCAGACGGGAAGCCGAAGGGCTTGCAGGGGCGCAGGATGCTTTAAGACAAGCCATTCAAGAGGCGAGACAAGCCATATTTGACAGCCAGGATGGAAGCCAACTCCTGATTGACTTTTACACCACGGCGACCGAAGCGGTAAAAGAGCTTGAAATTGTTATCGCCAGCGGTGAGATAGACGTTTATTTGCAGCGGTTGTCGTTTGAGTTTGAAAACCTGGGGCGTGATATTGAGTTTGTCGCTAATGCCGCGAACGATGTTTTCAGGGAATTTGCCGAAAATATCGGGGAAGATTCCGACACTATAGGGGAGTTTCTTGCAGGTGCATTCCGTGATTTTATTCCGAATGTCAGGGCTGCAATACAGCTCGCAGCTGTCTATATCGCTGACTTTGTGCAGAGGACGGTTGCATACGGCAAGGCTATCGCGCATAACCTCGACCCGCGCAACTGGTTTGATGGGGAAGGCTATGGTGATATCTTAAAAGCTGAATTGATGATTGCTGACCAGGCCCTTGCCGAGTCAATTGATGCAATTCGTGCAGAGCGTGATGCGCACATTGCCAGCGGAAAAGCAATACTCGAAACGCGAGAACAAATAAGGGCTGAATTTGTCAGACAACGTGAGGAATTCCGCGCAACAGCAAAAGACGTAAATATACTGTCAAAAGCAGAATCAGATGGGGCGAAGGCAGCAGAAGAACTAGATACCGCACAAAAAGACCTTAACGAACAGCTGGAAAAGCTCAAGCGCGCAGCAGATCCAGCTTACGCGGCGTTGCAGGACATTCAGGAAGTTTATGAGCAGTTGGGGGAGTTGCTTGACGCGGGGTTGATTGATGTTGACCAGTTTGATGCCATTGCTGTCGCGCTGACTGACAAAATGCTTCCGGCGGTCGATGAAGTCAAAGAATCCGTCAAGGGAATCGGCGAAGGATTTGACGAAGCTGCAGGCGATGCAGTGAAAGCCATGTTGATAATGCAGCGCGGCCTTGACAGCGAATCAAAACATTATAAAAACCTCGAAGATGCTATACAAGCGACTAACGTCGTACGAGCCGTTGCCGCAGTTTTGACGCAAGGCACCGGCGATCCTTACACCGCTTTTTCGCGTATGGCAACGATGGCCGCTGTGGTTGCTTCATTCGGCGTGCACCTTTCAGGGTCGGCTAAGATCGGAGGAGGCGGGACTCCAAGCGGGCAACTAACCCAGGGAACAGGCACAGTGCTCGGCGATATGGAGGCAAAAAGCGAATCGATACTGAACGCGACCGAGATAACCGCCGATGCGACAAGTAAGCTGGTGGGGATCAACCAGGATATGCTTGCGGCTTTGCGGCAGTTGCAGGCGGGGATAACCGGAGCTTCAACGCTCATAGCAAGGGGAGGCGATCCGTTTAACACGAATTTGTCAAGCATGTTTATCGCAAACCCGCTGGGGAAAATAGCAGAGGGTGCGTATCTTCATGGGGATCTTTTGGATAAAACTTTGGGTTCATTGGGCAGCGTTGGTGGGTTTTTATCAGACATTGGTCGGTTACCATTTGACATTTTTGGAGGGATAATCAGCGGGGTCGGTAAGCTGTTGGGTGGATCGTCAAAAGTTAAAGACGAAGGCATTGAAATTATCGGCGGCACTATTACAGAAATAATTGACGATACTATGGTCCGTGCGTACCAGAAAGTGAAGTCGAAAAAGTACATATGGAGCAGTAGCAAAACCCGCACATACTATGCCGATCTTCCTGATGAGGTGGCGAGGCAGTTTAGCTTGGTTTTTGACTCAATCGCCGAATCAGTCGGATCTGGAGCGGCGGCGTTGGGAATTGCCGATTCTGAAATTGAAGCTGCGATGGAGAGTTTTTTTATTGATACGATCCGGATCAGCCTTAAAGGATTGTCCGCAGAAGATCAGGCGAAAGAGATTGAAGCCGTTTTTGGCACGATATTTGACAATCTTACGCAAGCGGTTATTCCGTGGCTTGTTGACTTTCAAATGGTTGGCGAAGGGTTAGGAGAAACCCTGGCCCGTGTTGCAACAAACGTGCAAGTAGTTGAGGAAGCGATGGGGCGGCTCGGTTTCCAGCTTGATGTTTCGGAAACTGCAACGCTCCGTTTTTTAGGTTTGACATTTGAATATGAGAAATCCTCACAGCGAATGGCGCAGGAAACCGCCGCACTATCAGCCGCCCTTATCGAAGCTACCGGAGGTATGGATAAATTCATCGACGGGATGAACAGTTTTATCAAAAACTTTGCGTCTGATGAATACCAATTTGAGCTGTTGACATCCGACCTTTCACGCTCCCTTGAGCGTGTCGGCTTGACCATACCGAACACTCGCGATGCTATGTGGGAGCTGATGCAAACCCTTGACGCGACAACCGAATCAGGTCAGGAACAAATTGCTGCGTTGTTGAATGTGTCGGATCTGGCCGATGAATACTACAAGGAACTGGAAAAGAAAGCCGAAGAACGCTACAACCTTGGGATTCGGTACCTTGAAGCAACCGGCGATGCTGCTGGTGCCTTGGCGCAGCGTCGGAAGTTAGAGATCGACGCAACTGATGAGAGCAACAGGGCGTTATTACAGTTTATTTACGGGCTTGAGGACGCAGCGGTTGCAGCGCAGAAGGCAGCTGAAGCTGAGGAAGAACTGTTAGCAGAGCGACAAAAAGCTGTTGACGCAGCGGCGGATATGTTACGCCGGTCATTTGACGCTGAACGCGAACGGATGCAGGCAGAATACGATGCACTTGTCCAGCATCAAGACGCAATGGAAGCTGTTTTGCGCCGGTCGTTTGACGCCGAACGCGAACGGAGGCAAGCAGAATACGACGCGCTCGTGCAACATCAGGACGCAATGGAAGGCGTTTTACGGCGGTCGTTTGACGCTGTACGTGAACGTAGGCAGGAAACGTATGATGCTCTTGTGCAACATCAAGACACGATGGAGGATGTTTTAAGGCGTTCGTTTGATGCACAAAAACAGATATTGACGGAAGCTTATGAGGGCACGCTTGCAAGACTGAACGCGCAAGTTAAGAGGTCTGAAGAGACCGTAAGCATTTTAACCGGCGCTATGAATGCCTTGTCCTCAGCGTCGCAGTCATTTGAAGAGATAACCAGGGGAGCAATCCTTGATGCCATTATGGGCGTTAGGGGAATAGCTGGTCAGGTGCGGGCTGGTAACGTGTCTGCGCTTGAGGGCTTGTCGGATTACACAAGAATTTTAACCGCCGGGAACCAGGAGCTTTATGCGACGTCCGAAGAATATATGCGCGACCAGCGGAAATCCTCTTTGGCGCTGTCACAGCTTGAGGACGCAACGAACGACCAGCTGAGTATTGAGGAAAAAACGCTTGATAATCTTGAGCGGCAGATAAAGCAAGCTGAGATT